CATGGCTTGTAACGCTCTAGTCCTAGCCTGTTTGAATAATGGATTGTTCTTATTAAGAACATTAGTTAACATGTTCCGCAAATCCATCTCATTGGTTAGTTCCTGCAACATTGGTGTTTCGTCTGGCTTAGTAATTGTAGTTAGTGTGGGGGCGTCTCCTCCGTTACCGTTACCGTTACCGCCGGGACCGGGACCACTGTCCTTTACACAGTTACCGTCTACGCAATGATGATTCTTTGCACATCTCACACCTAAACATTTGTCGGTAGGTGTAATCACATCATCTTCCGGGTCTTTAGTTGGAGCTTTACGACAGTTAGGCCAATTACCAACGAACCCTGGGGGGCATGACTTTGTAACACCTCCTTTCGTTTTAGTTTTATCAGGCTTCGTTTTATCTTTCTTTGGCTTATCTGGGAATACGTTCTTTCTCCAGTCTGGAACCTTATCTAATGGTGACACAGGCTTAGTGGAATATCCCGGCCCAGCATATACAGATGCCTCTGGTTTCTTAGCAAATGGTGGGCGCCTACCAACTCTTGGCTTGGGGGTAAACACGGAATTCGCTGGTACATTTCCCGTATCTGATATCATATCTTTTATTTTGTCGGGAACGTTACCACCATATACTACATCTAAAGTATCACCCTCATTCATGTTAAGTAGACCACCAGGACCGTAATGGTTTTCCTTATCTATACCACTATTATGCATATCTAACTTACGCAGTTTTTCAATCTCAGGTTGCGTTGCATATATCAACTCTGTCCAATGGCTGTTTGGTTTGCTTCCCTTGTAATATTTGGGAACACTCAATAATCCGCGTGATCTAGCCATACCTATCTCCTGATTCCTCTAGACGAATAGTCCACATAAGCTCCTTGCAGAGTTATTGGCTTATCGTATGTAGAACTATTTGCAATAATTAATCCCATATTTGTTCCGATACCATTTATCTTTACTCGCTCTGATGCAACCACTGTAACACCTGTACTACTGTTACTTATATCATCCTGATTCCACGCATCAGCCGTTACGGTAACCTCGTAACTACTTGAGACTGGCGATGACGGAGGAGTAAACGTACCGCCAAAGTCATAGTCTGGTGTAACTGTTAAGGTAGTTGAAGTATCAGCATTCATCTCAATGTTTAATTCTCTAAACCTCTTTCTCTTTCCTGGAGAATCATAATGATAGTACGCCGTTCTAATAAAAGAAGCTACCTCACTGCCATCAAAGTTATTACCGGAATCCAATCTCCTGACATACCCATCATCAAACCCGCCATATAAAACCTCGAATCCATTAGCGTCTTCTACTGATGCTAGACAAGTTACTTGATCTGACATAGTAAACGGCATTATACCTTGGTTCTTCTTATTAATAAATGTCATGGCAAGACCGGTCTTATCATTAAAGAATATTCTGTATTGGTTCTTTCCTCTAACCTTCATTGAACCTACGCTATTTTCTTTCTGTGATTGTATATACGGATCTATCTTATCAGATGCAACAGCTGATTGAAAGTCACCGAAGTACTGCACTGTAAAGAGCGACGTAAGTCCACGATCATCCAAGAAGAATGTCTGATCCATCTTCTGTAGTGTATATGCTATAGCGCCTGCACCAGCATGGAACTGTCTCAAGTCCCAGTCAGCTGACGAAGTACCATATAGCATGTACGCGTTATTTCTTGTAAAGATCGACATCACATTATTAACTTCTGTGGAGAACCCGCTTACATTGTCGCCTACATTAAGCTCTGCTGCCCCAGTTATAACACTCCATTGGTTTGGATATGCTATACTAGAATGTTGAATAGATCCATTTGGATATGAATAGAATAAGTGTAGTTGATGTGCAGCTATATGCTCTGGAGTATCTACTAACATTCCAGTTGGTTGTTTTATAAATACAGTACCGTCCCAAGAGAATCCCTTATCTACAGTATTAACTCCATACATAGTAATACCTGCAGTTTCTCCCCTGAAATTATAAGTAACAAACTCATACAATCCACCAGGATTTAACGTCTGTTCATACTGAGTGCCATCTGCCTTGGCTATAGTTACAGCGGTAGGTTCAGATGCACCATTAACTAAAGCATGTTGAACTCCATTTATCTGTATAGCTTCACTATTTGTCCAAGTTCCTGAATTATCTTTTACAGAAAGGTATCCAGTCACATCATCATCTGGCCAATCACCACTACTAACTCTAACGCTAGTTACTATAGCAGTCTTACCGGAAGATGCTCCAGTAATTGTATCCCCCTCGCTTATCTCTATGGAACCGGTGTCAAACGCAAGCAATGGCATCGTTAGATTTTCATTGTCAACAAATGTTCCAGTTACATTAGTCAATACCATTGTCCCTGCACCACCAGTTTCCCATAAACCATGATATGCAATTCCAGCTAAATCTCCTTGAGCGCCGCCAGCCCCTACTATAGTAGTAGGTGTGCCAACATCTCCAGGTATTGGTTCGCCAGCTGTAGTAGTTCCATCAAAATCTAGCGCTGTTCCAAGATCAACCTCGTCCCATCCAGTTGCGGTGCTCTTATACATTCCAGCAGTAACTGAGCCAGATTTATTCCTGAAGGCATATACATCTCCACTATAGACCCATACACCTAGAACGTCACCCTCTCCGGGGACAACCGAAATAATATCTCTTTGATCCTCTTGTGCGGCTTGAAGTTCGGAAACTAGAGATGCATCTACTGTGGCATCTCTTAATACTGGAGGACCATATGAAAGGCTAGTGGCAAGAACGCCCATTAACCAACCCTAAATACTGACAACTGACCGTAGTGCATTTGAAAATTCTCAGAATTACTTGCATGACCATTCTTAACCTGAGCAAGAATATCTGTGTAAGTGGTGTGTCCTGTGGTATCAATGATGCCAGAAATAGATACCATATTCTCTAAGGTAGCAACTACTCTTTGAACAGCGGCGTCATAACCCGGATAAGTTGCACCAGCACCATCTATATCATGGGCAATTCTGAATGTCCATATTACCGTATCGGTTCCAGTCTGAGCAAAACTTACACCCAGATTGATCATAAAGAATCCTTTATCATATATCCTGATTCTATCATTAGCAAAATCTGCATCTGTTCCCACAGTAGTAGCAGACACACTTCCCGTATCATCAGGGCCATTAGCCCCAACTGAATCAGCATTCCAATCTATTGTTGCGGTCGCTAACGATGCAACTGCTTGACTGGCCGGCGTTCCAGATGGTGAATATATAGTCCCATATCCGCCCATCCCTGACTCTGTAAATTGCCTGACCATCTGAGCAGTAATAGCGCCAGTAGTATTATTAGCAAAACTGGTGCCAGTCAGAACTGATCTTTCTTTTCTTAACGCTGTTGGTGTTCCCATTATCCGTACTCCACATTAAATGCGCTTCCAAACGCGCTATCTTTATTTAGAAAAAACATAGTTTCTCCATCCTCCAGTGTTCCCGTTACAACAGTAAAGTATACATATCCTTCTGCATCTGAATTAGAGAAGGATCCCGCTGATGCATCTCCAGTTACATCCTCAATACTAACTTGCAGTATTGATCCTATAGCCCCGCTAGTCTCGCCTTTTACCAAATCTCCTTTGGAAGGTATTTGCATGTCAAATGCAGTACTGAAGGCGCTATCAAATACAGAGTCCCTAGCAGTACCAACAGTAAAAGGAATCCTATAATAGGTGATCTCAGACGGAAGAGTCTGGCCATCAAATCTTTCATAGCCATCTACTCTTCTATACCTTCCTCGAATATCAATCTCAAAATTCTTAGCAGCTACCAGTTCTCCAGGCTTAAGAGCCAGAGAAGGATCCACCATGTTTAAACCACCTTCAAATGGAAAGTATGTAGACTCTAGTCTACTAGGAGTTATCTGTCTATTAGCAAGCTTGCTCATTCTGTTCTTACCACAAAATTATCTAAGTTCTGAGCAGACGAGAACCTTCTATTCTTCTGTCTTGGTAACTGATCAGCCTCAAGTTTATCTAACAAGTCTTCAAACTCTGCTAATGCTCCCGCCATAATCTCTGGGGCATCCTCGTTCTCTGCATAGTACATCTTAGCCCTTGCTATAATTATCTTGTGAAACCTTGGGGGTATTGCAGATACTTGGGCATCTGTAGTTAGTTCTGTTGGTGTAGCCCAATATTCCGTAGCCATAGTTGATGTTGCACTAGGAGTGGGGTATAGATCTATGCTATTATCTGGTTTAAGAGAATAAACTTCTGGAAGATCCTCTGCAACGGTGCCGTACTTATATATATCTCTGTATTCATTCCATCGCATATATTCTAATATAATATAATCATCAGATGTTTTATC